GAACTAAAATCAAATGAACTGGGATGAAGTAAAGAAGTGGGATTACATTGTAGATAGTGTTGCTCTTGAATACCATAGGAAGTTTGATATGGTAGAAGTCTCTGACCTAAGACAAGACCTCTGGCTTTGGTTTGCTGAACACCCTAATAAGTTAAAGGAGTGGGAAGCCAAAGGTGAGAGGGATGCTAAAAATTTAATTTACAAATCTCTGCGCAACCAAGCGATTGATTACTGCCAGAAATGGAAAGCAAAAACTATTGGCTATGATACTTCTGACCTTTACTATTATGATGCTTCAATTGTAGAAGCCATTCTTCCTGCTGTATTAAGACAAGAGTTTGGCGTAACACATAAACTAAATCTTGGTCGTGTTGGTCGCCCCACTGCACCATCAGAGGGTGGCAACGTGATGGTCTTTATGCTGGAGATTGATAGTGCATACTGGAAACTAAGTAAAGATGATAGACAAATTCTTTTCTTAAGACACGCACAACCTATGGACTTCAAAGAGATTGCTAATGTCTTAAGTCTTGGGTCAGAAGATAGCGCACGTATGAGACACAACCGCGCTATTAATAGATTAATCCGTAAGTTGGGTGGTCATAAACCATTCATTGACCACGACTTAGCCAGCGATAGCGACGAGAATGAAATAGAGGGACAAGACGAAAGCGATATATCCTGATAAGGCTAGGATAGGAAACCAAATGTGTCCTGTTCTTTCTAATAACTTAATCATTTCTTAGCACTACACTTTCCACAATAAGGTTTGCCACCGCGCTTCGCGCCTCGTCTTTCAAATACTTCCTTGCACTTTGGACATACTAGTTCAATCATTTCATCCCCCTGTCTTGTAGAACCCTGACCCTTTGAAGTGGATAGGGTTCGCTGTATAAATCCTAGTCATTGGTGCGCCACAAGTTTCGCACATTGGTTGTTCGTGTCCTACTGGTAGTTGCAACTCCCGTCTTAAGCCCTCACCTGGACACTCGTATTCATATGTTGGCATATAATTTTTCCTTAAAACATTTTATAGAACAAAACTCTTGCCAACGCCATACTGATTTCTTAGTATAACAAATTGCTTCACAAGTTAAACAAATGTAAGTCATTACATCTCCTCGTCTATTGGTGTAGGTGCGGTGGCTATTGCACCACATACGATACAAGTTTGCTTAAGGTCATACCAACCTACTGCCCTTGTCTCTGTATCCCACATAACATTTAATTGCCACATCTTGCTACCACATACGCATACCATTACAGGTTTGCCTTGTAAATCTAACATCAGTAATGTCCAGTCTTAAGGTGGAAGACCCACGCCTTACAGGGAGACCCATTATAGCGGTGTTCAATATACTGATACGCTCTGAGTATCTGTATTGCTGGGTCGCTTGATGTCTCACTTAAGACTTGACCAATACCATAAGCACTTGACTTAGGGTTATCTGCTAGGTGGTCAAACCTACTCTCTGCGGTAAATAGTTTCTCAATGCAGTTCCAATGCTGACCACGCCAACCATAGCCAGCCCAAGCAAACTCCCTAGCCATATCTTTGTTGGCTTGTTTTTCTGCCATAGTTGCTTTCGTTCTTGCCTTGATAATCGGTATCTTTATGGGGATAATTTTTTCTGGCGTTTCTATTAAGGGTGCTGACCACACCCAAATCAACGCCACAATAAATGCAATTACCATTGGCTTTCGTTCTTGCATTAAACACCTGAGTTTCTTCTTCTGCTTAGTCTGTTTAAGCCAGCCTTTAGCCAGCGTTCGTTGTAGTAGCGGTCATTGGCACGCTTGCCTAACATTCTGCGTCTATCTGAGAACAACATACCGCCCCAAATACTACCAGCGTGTAGGTTATCAGTCTTTAGCCCCTCTGCAAGGCACTCTTTACGGACGGGACACGCCGAACAATACTCAAGTGCTACCGATACACGCAGGATAGTCTCTGCTCGTTCGTCAGGTTGGCTTGGTAATGGGTAGTCATACCACCATAGGTTAGGGTCGTAATGTCGTTGGCACTCTGCGTCCTTATGCCAGCCAGGTAACTTCTCTACACTATCAAACATTACTTCACCAACTTTAAGTTACTAGTCGGTAGGATATTAACTGCATTACCCCAAGTGGTATCTGTAAATTGTTTCCTAGAATAACTTTGGTTCTCATACAACCACTCGTCTTGCGCCAGCAATGACCAATTCTGGAAGTCTTCTGGTATCTCCACATCATCATCTAAGAATACATTGACTACTTCAACGCCTTTGAATTCGTAGGTTACTTGATAAACCTTGCTCACATTATGCTCCTTACCATTTGCTCGTCCTCACATCTGCGACATCTGCCTTGATACATCTCGTGCGCTTCTTCTTTCTCGCCACAACTGCCACACTCTACGCATTCGCACTCGTCTAGTTCTGTGTCGCATACCTCGCACATCTCTTCGCTCATTGTTCTAACCTCTGTTCTGCTAGGTTGTGCAAGTAAGTATCAATAGCAAGTTCTGCCTTAAGTCGTGCGTCTTCTTCTTGGTCTATCTCTGCCTCTGCGTCACTGACTAGGGGAGATACGCCATTGATAAACTCTGCGAGAAGATACTTGTCTTCATCAAATAATTCCACTGCCCTAGACCACGCACCTGCCTTAGTTTCAAAGGCTTCTGACCCAACCCATATCGCCATAATCTCCTGCTCAGGGTCGTAGGTTTGGTATAGCAACTCAACTATGCGTCTTACTTTCATTATTCAATATGCCCCTCTACTAATAGACCATCTAATAAATCAAATACATCTTGCAACTCGTCTTGTTCCTTGCCTGTCTTTGAGTTTGTAATTGCTTTCATTAGTGCTCGCTTCATCTTTGTAATGTCGCTCTTTGTATATCCCATCATTTCATTTCTCCTATTTCAAACGAATATAAATCTTCATCACAAGTCGGACATTGTGCATAGTATCCGCGTGTTACTTCTTCAAACGATACTTCTTCGTGGCATCTGTTATGCACTTTCATTTACTTCTCCTGTCCTAAGTTGTAAAACATTTGGTCTAACGTAACTGCGATTAAGGTAACTGCTGTCGCTAATAAAACTACTAACATTTGTTTCTCCTGTCTGTTGGTTTGTTCTTACTATCTAAAGGTATCCTCGCCCGTTGTATAAGTCAAGGATTTAATTTGTGAATTGCGTCTCGCGTCTTAAGGCTTGCAACTGCATTGCCCTAGCGGGACGAGGTGGTCTCCGCAATATGGGTGGCAGATACATAGCCACTCAACTTGTCCACAATCTCCGCAATAATCTTGTGTCTTAAGTTCTACTACTTTCTCTTCCTCGCAATCTCTCTCAGTCCAATCACATACCGCACACTCTAGGCGGTAGCACTCTAGGTCTTTGTGCTTGTCGCAATCTTTCCATTCTGCAAAAGTATCGCAATGCTTTATGCTGTCGCTGTAATGGCTCACCTTAATTCTCCTGTCTTAAGTAAGTAATGTCTTCATCTGATAAGTTGGTGTCGTAAGATACCCCGCACCCCACGCAATCAATCTCTGCCATAAAACTTTCTCCGTAGGGTGCAAGGCTTACAACTGCAAACGCTTCGCAATCATTACACTTAACTATCATTTGTCTGCCTTAAGACTTGCTTCTATTTCGTTGCCCCATTTGGATAGTCGTTTGTATTCTCTAGGCTTAACGTAGATGGTTGGACTTTCTCCGTCATCATATCCGTCAATCGCTCCGCGTCCTAGATAACCCTCTTCAATCCAGCCCAGCACTTGCCCCGCTGAGGTAGTGCGTAGCCACCCCCTGCGAGGGTTGCCGTTGGTGTCGTTGTCTGTTGCAATCTTGATTAACATTAGTTCTTACCTCCTGTCTTAAGTAGTGCTTCTGTGATTGCTTGCATTACTTCAATCGGTAACTTGTTTAGTTCTGTGTAGGTGCTGATGTATTGCGGGGTTAATCCGTTGAGTAGGCTAAAGAATTCCTTGCGAATTGGTGTCTCAACTTTGTCGCGCTCGCGTTCTGCCTTGCGCTTGAGGTGCTCGGCGTGCTTCTTTGCGCGGGCTTTGTCCTTGTTGTATCGCTCTTGGTTGGTCTTAGTAATCAAGGCAACAGCCTCAAAAAATTCAGTGCGTATCTGTCTTAAGACAATGCGGTCTTGTCGTCCGTGTTTATCCATCATATAAACGCGCCCTTTGTAATCGCGTTGTAGAATTCCGTCCTTGAATACAGGGGTGTAGCGATTACCTCTTAAGTCCTGCGCTACCTTGTAATAAGTTTCGCCATATCCTGCGCCAATCCAATGGTCGCGGTTGTATACGAAGTATTCTTTTCCTGGTTGTAACTCTTGTAGTTTCATTTGGTTCTCCTGTTAATAAGGCGAGGGCTTGTCCCTTGCCTAGTCCCCTAATGGTGTCCTGCTCACCTCGCACTCGTCAAGTGTTTAGGGGTGTGAGTTCCCTCACATATTAAGTTGTGTCTTAAGACTTGCGTCTCTTATCCTTGATTACTTTCCGCGCTCTTAGAATTCCTACAATGATTAGCGCGGTGATAATCGTGCGGGTGTGTAGATAGAAGTCAAAGAAATATGTATCAATCCAAATTCCCCACTTGTCTACTGATAGTTCTCTGATGATTTCCATTTGGTTCTCTTCCTGTCTGTTTAAGGTAAGGCTTCTCCTTACCTAGTGCCTCAATCGTGCCACGAACACGCGCCCTCGTCAAGGATTTGAGGCTGTGACTTGCGTCACATTTGTTTCCTGTCTTAAGACTTACTCCTCTCCCTCTTCTTCATCTTCTGCCATCTTGAAATCTACGAGGCACTCTCCACAAATCGGCTTGCAATTTTCAAATGCCTTACGAGATAGGCGGATTTTCTCTCCGCAATTTGGACAACTTGCCACGCCCAAATTCTTATTTCTGCCTTTTGGCTTGTTGCTTGTTGGGATTGCCACGAGTGCGATTGCCTCTTCTACGATTGCAAGAGCCTCGCTCCATCTCTCCTTGCCCTCTGCGGTTAGGCTTGTTTGATTAAATCCGCCTCGTTTGGATTGCTCCGCCTTAAGACCGAGAGCCTCTGCGGTCTTCTTGAAATCCTTGTTGTGATAGCCCTCGCGGGTGCAATCCTTGATGTTGCTCTGAAAATTGATTGAGTGCGCTGTCTCGTGGATTAAGGTATCCAAAACAAATTCCGCGCCATTCTTGAACCAATCGGCAGAGATTAAAATCTCGTGGAAACCCTCTTCTCCATTATTCCACGCCTCATATGTTGTAAAATGTCCCGCCTTGTTTTTGGTATCGCGGGCGATTACTAGAGTGGCGCGAGGTGCGCCTGTCTCTTTTCTGATAATCTCGTGAGCCTCTTCTAACTTAGCCACGACAACAGAGAGAGCCTCTGTCTTTTCTAGTGTTGATGTTGCCATCTCTTCTTCTCCTGTCTTAATTCGTGAGGCTTGTCCTCACTCCCCTAGTATAAACACACCTTTCCCGATTTACCTAACATTTCTGATGTGAGTTGCATCACATTCTAGGACTATGGGAAATGATTGAACTTTCAACTATTTTGGATTATTGGGATTGAATGGTCATCTAGTCTAGGTGAATGGTCATCTATTCTGACTGACTAGACCCCCGCGAGATTTGATAGGGGGGATAGTCTGCCCTGCCATTTTCATTTATATCTCTCAGACATCTCTCATTTAATTCTCAGGTAGTTCTCTCTCAATAAGTTACTACCTAGTAATAAAGAGAACCCATAAGGTTCTCAGATAACTCTCAGGAATAACTCTCAACTAGAGGTAGAACCTATGACCCCAGAGTGATTAAACTACGATAGCACCCCCCGCGATAGTATCACCCAAAAATTTTCTGTTATATCCGCGGGGAGTGCAATATAGGTCTGACCAGGACTTTTGTCGCCAATGGGCGACTTATATAAAATATTTCTATATTTTTTGTTCGGTTTTACGTTTTGAACAGGTTATCTTATATGTATAGATATTTATATATCTATACGGAGCGTCGCTCCGCCTCTTGCGGGCTGCGCGACGTAATATAATATATATTAAAAATAATATATATAATATAATATATATAATATGGGGATATTCTGCCGTTTAACAGGTAGCGTTATTACTGTGATATAACGGAGGCATAATGGGACGCAAACCAGGGAAAGTGGACATCCCTAAGCACGAGGCTCAACAGAGAGTTCTTAACCAACTTGAGCAAGGTTCTACGATTACCGCTGCTATGCAGTCGGTTAACCGCAATGAAGTGACCTTTCGCCAATGGGTGATGAACGACCCTGACTTCAAAGAGAAGTCCGATAAAGCCCGCCTAGTGGGCAAAGGGGTCAAGGCTGACCTGAAGAACCTAAAAGATGTTACCTTTGAGGAGTTCTCAGAGCAGTTCCTAGATTCTAAACTCTTTGACCATCAACTATCCTGGATTGACCTGATTGAGGGTCGTGAGCCAAGATTCCTCCACCCTAATATGATTTATGAACCAGGGGCGCAAAACCGCGTACTACTAAACGTACCCCCTGAGCACGCTAAGTCAACTACGATTACGATTAACTACGTAACCTACCAGATTGCCGTTAACCCTAACGTGCGAATCATTATCGTCTCTAAGACGCAAGGTATGGCTCGTAAGTTCCTTAGTGCGATTAAGACCCGCCTCTCCCACCCATCCTGGATTAAGTTACAGATGGCATTTGGACCTAATGGCGGTTACAAGGCTGATTCACCTACTTGGTCAGCAGATATGATTTATCTAGGCTCAGGAAGAGATTCTGGCGAAAAGGACCCTACGGTGCAAGCCTTAGGTTTCGGTTCTCAGATTTACGGTGCTCGCGCCGACCTGATTATCCTAGATGACGTCGTGATGAACTCAAATGCCCACGAATGGGAAAAGCAAATTGAATGGCTTCAAAAGGAAGTTATCACACGTCTGGGACGGCACGGCAAACTACTTATCGTAGGAACCCGCGTCGCCCCAGTAGATTTATATAAACAGATTCGTGACGGCTCCAATTGGACTGGTGGCAAAAGCCCCTTTACCTATTGTGCAATGCCAGCGGTTCTGGAGTTTGATGAAAAACCATTTAACTGGAAAACCCTTTGGGCTAAGACTGATAGACCTGAAGGAGATGTGGACGAACCAGATGCCGACGGACTTTATCCGAAATGGGATGGACCCTCGCTCTTTACAAGGCGCTCTGAGGTTGCACCATCTGTCTGGGCTATGGTCTATCAACAGGAAGACGTCATTGAAGATGCCATCTTCCCCCCAGCCGCAGTCGCAGGTTGCGTCAACGGTATGCGAAAACGAGGACCACTAAAACCTGGTACTCCAGGTCATCCTAAGCATTTGGAATCTTTTACCGTTATCGGTATAGACCCTGCTATGACTGGCGCAACTGCAGCCGTTGCTTGTACTTTTAATAAGGCTGATGGAAAGATTTATATTCTGGATGCGGTCAATATGACTGAACCCTCCCCACAGAAGATTAGAACTCTAATTGAAGAGTGGGTACAAAAGTTCAAACCGCAAGAATTGCGTATTGAAATCAATGCTCACCAGAAAGCGTATGCCTTAGATGATGATTTGCGAAACTGGCTTTCAGCGTACGGTTGCACGCTCAATCCTCATTTCACTGGTAAGAATAAATGGGATACCTCTTTCGGTGTCGCTTCTATGGCGACCTTATTTGGAAGCCTCAGAGACGGACGCTTCCAAGATAACAACCTTATTGAGTTGCCAAGTAACGAAGGCTCTGAAGGTCTAAAGGCTTTAGTACAGCAACTTATTACCTGGAAACCTGATACCAGAAACGCAACAGACTGCGTGATGGCTTTATGGTTTGCAATTATCCGCATCCGCGAGATGATGCAACAAGGTTCCAACTTGCAGCGTTACACCAACAATCGTTGGTCAACTAGAGCACAAGCATCTAACAGAGCAAGTATTAATTTAGATGAAGCCTTTGCAGAGCAATGGCAACAGATATACGGATAGGAAAAACTATGGCACGTAGCGATAAACCATTTGAGGGTATCGGTGGTGGAGGTCGTATGGCTGGTGGTATTACTGGCAGCGGCGGTAAGAATGTAAATCCTGTTTACAAAGCAGTTCCAGAAAAAACAATCACATTAAATCAAAGTAAAACAAAAGTGGTTACCATTGATAAAAATGGAAATATAACTTCACGTCCATTTAATAGAAAAAATATTAAATAATTTTTTCTTTAATCGTTAGGAAATTATGGCACTATCAATTGAGCAGGTTAATGCGCGAGTACAGGCGCTTAAATATCGCGCTGTAGACCGCGACCAACGTGCACTTGACGTGCTTGCAGTTCGTAAGGGTGATATTGCATCTGTTTATCCAGACTTCTTTCCAGAGGGCGTAGATGCTAACGTAGTTGCAAACTTCGTAGATATTGTCGCACGCGACCTTTCTGAAGTTATGGCTCCGCTACCTGCAGTTAACTGCGCTGCGGCTAACTCAGTTAAGGACCGCGCTCGCAAGTTTGCTGATACCCGCACCCGTATCGCATCTAATTATTTTTCACATTCAGACCTCGGCGTTCAAATGTATCAGGGCGCTGACTGGTATCTAACATATGGTTTCGTTCCTTTCATTATTGAACTGGACGAAGAAGCGAAGTTGCCACGTATCCGCATAGAAAACCCAATAGGTGCTTACCCTGAGTTTGACCGCTATGGACGTTGCGTTGCCTTTGCTAAGAGATATATGATGCAGTTAGGCGAACTTGTCGCACTATTTCCTGAGTACGAGTATCAATTACTCGGTAAGTTCCGCTATGAGCAGGACTTAACCCAACAGGTTGAGATGATTCGCTATTATGACGCTGACCAGTCACTAATCTATATTCCAACCAAAGAGAACTTAGTTCTTTCTCGCGCAGCAAATCCGCTGGGCAAGATGATGATTGTAGTTGCAAAGAAGCCATCTGTTGATGGTGAGATGCGTGGTCAGTTTGACGACATCATTGGTATCCAATTGCTTCGCAATCGTTTTGCACTTCTTGCAATGGAAGCAGCAGAGAAGAGCGTTCAGGCTCCGATTGTTCTACCTCAAGACGTAAATGAATTACAACTTGGTGGAGATGCAATTATCCGTACTGCAAATCCTGCAGGTGTACGCCGCGTAGAACTTACTCTACCAACGGGCGCATTTACAGAACAAACATTATTAAATCAAGAAATGCGTGTTGGTGCACGCTACCCAGAGGGACGTACAGGTAACATTGATGCTTCAATTGTTACAGGTCAGGGTGTTCAGGCACTTATGGGTGCTTTTGATACGCAAGTTAAATCAGCACAAGCAATCTTTGCCAGCGCACTACGTGACGTTATCCAGATTTGCTTTATGATTGATGAGAAGATTTTTCCTAAAGAAAAGACAATTCGTGGTGTAGATGCTGGTGCACCTTATGAAATTACTTACAATCCTAAGAAAGACATCAAGGGTGACTACTCTGCAGATGTTCGTTACGGAATGTTGGCAGGTCTTAATCCAGCACAAGGTCTTATCTTTATGCTACAAGCACTTGGTGGTGGCTTAATCTCTAAGGATTTGGCTATGCGTGAACTTCCATTCCAAGTGAATGTTACTCAAGAAGTAGAAAAGATTGAAGTTGAAAGTATGCGTCAGTCTTTGCTACAAGGAATTCAAGCAATGTCGCAAGCAATTCCTGAAATGGCTATTCAAGGTGGGGACCCTGTTGAAATAGTAAATAAGATTTCTGCAGTAATCAAGGCTCGCCAAAAGGGACAGGCTCTTGAGGACGCGATTGCGGAAGTATTCGCACCTGCAGAACCTGTTCCTCCTACTGGAGAAACCGCCCCTATGGTTGAGCAACCGTCCCCTGCTCCCGCTGGCGCTCCAGTAGGAGGCTCTCCTATGGGTGGACAACCACCTGCAGACATTATGACTTTGCTTTCAGGTTTAACAGGCGGCGGAGAAGCAACAGCGTCCGTAAGAAGCGCACGACAACTTTAATCTAAGAGGGGACAATGACTACCTTAATTGCATATCAAGGTCCTTCTTGGGCTGTGATTGGTTGTGATTCACGTTCATCAGATGAATCAGGACGACCAATGGTTATGGCTACTCATAAGATTATTGAAAACAATGGCGTATTAATTGCTGGTTCTGGTGCAGGACGTGGCTCAAACATTATGCAATTTGGTTGGAAAGCACCAAAACCAACTGCAGCAGATGCACAAGACCTTGATGGTTTTGTAAGTAAGAAGTTTATTCCTGAAATGCGTAAAGCATTTATGGATGCTGGCTACGATATGAAAGAAGATGGGGATGCAGCAGCGCACGATTCGGACTTTCTTGTCTGCCTTCGCGGAGTTATCTATCCTATCTTTGGAGATTATTCTTGGGATAGGGATAGCCGTGGGATTTATTACGCTGGCAGCGGTGGGGACGTTGCTCTTGGCTCCCTTATTGCTTATCTTGAGAATGTTGATAAAGATAACCCACATCACGTCCAAGATGCGATTACGCTTGCGATAAGAAATGCTTGCGAATGGGACGTATACACCGCCCCACCTATCGTAACTAGAGTGCAGTACGCAAAATGAGTAAAGAGTTTCGTACAAAAGTTGAGAACGCTCTACGTTTATTAGTTGATAATGACGAAGATGGAAAAGATTTTATCTGTTCTGGTTGGGTATTAGTTAGCGAATGGGCTGACTACAATGGAACAAGATACCTACACACTGAAGTAAGTTCAGAAATGACCCCGTGGAACGCGGCAGGTATGTTGAAACTTGCTGAAGAATACAACAGTGAATTAATTGATATAGACCCAGAGGAGGATGAGGATGCCTAGAGGTGGTGCTAATGGTGGACCACAATACAATCCTGCCAACATTTCTGCTACTGGTGGTGCTGGTCAATCTGGAAAGAACCCAGCACGTTATTACTCAGGTGGAACATACGGAGAAGGTAAAGCAATGATGGAACAACAGCAAGGTGCTCCTTTGGCTGCAACTCCTGCAGCACCTAAAACTCCTATAACACTTGGCAACCTTCCGCCAGTCACCCCAATAACTGCTCCTACTCAGTATCCTGAAGAGCCAGTTACAACGGGTTTGCCTGTGGGACCAGGAGCAGGACCTGAAGCACTTCTAATGCCACAAAGTCAGGATGCAGATACAGACGTTCAACGTCTAATGTCTTATCTTCCTGCGCTTGAGGCTGCCTCACTACGCCCTGAATCCTCACAAGCATTTCGTAATTATGTGAGAGTATTAAGGGCGCAGTTACTATGAGCGATAGAGAGATTGCACAAAAGGTTTTAGCGGAGCGTAAGAAGTCTCAGAACCCATCTTTGTTTGATACTATCGGTGCGTTCAACAGATATTACAATGATAAGACAACTCCAAGTTCTCTTGCACTACCTGTTGATATTGGTAAGTATATTCCAGACAATGAGCGTTCTGCACTCATCAATGCTTTTGACCCAACCACGCGTTCATTAAAAAAAGATTCAACTTATTACAACGCAACTCTAAAACAATATCTTCCAACTGAAAAGGAACCTTCAAGTTTCTGGCAAAAAGTTGGTACAGGCTTAGAGCGTTCTTTTAATCTGGTTGCTCAAGGTATCAGTTTTGGTCTTTTGCTTGGTGAAGACAACAACCCACTATATCGTGGCGAATTTGATTTCAACAGAGTGCAAAATAGTTGGGAAGCAGCACGTAATATTTCTCCAGGTCAAGCACTTATGGCTAGTGACCTTAATGTTATTACTCCATTAATCAAGTCTGCCAATATGTTAACTGGTAATAAGGCTGATGACTTTATTAAATCACATATTTTATACGCAGCAAATGACTTTGATATTTATGATAAGTCTCAAAGAGACGAAGCATTTAAGGAACAGTGGGCGGGCAAGGTTCCATCTTTTACTGCAGACTTCTTAACACGTTGGTTTGCTGACCCAGCAATGATTGCTGGTAAGGGAGTTAAGTTATTCAATGCTTGGCGCTATGGCGTTAAGTCAATTGATGAATTTAAGACTGTTCTTGCTGGCGAATCATTAGCGGCAGAGGGAATTAAAGGCGCACCACAGCGTGCTAAAGAAAAAGCAATACGTCTTAAGTTCCAAGATTTCCTAGACCGTACAGACAATATGAACGAGCAGGAACTTTATCGTATTAAAGCGGTTCGTGAATCTTCAGACCCTGCAACTCTTGTAGATTTGCTATCAACTGCCAATAAGATTGACGATAAGTTAGCCCGTCAAAAGGCTAAGACAGATTTAGTCCATATGGCTATGGGTGATGCTGACGCTTTTGTACGTTTGGCTGACCAGAATACAGTTCTTGCTGCAAAGGTCGGCAGCCTTTTAGATGAAGTTCCAGACGCTGCGTGGCTAACTGGTAAGTTAGGTCCTAATAAGCAGAAGACATTTGACTTTTACAATGATGGTGCAGAGTATGAGCGCAATCTAACTCTTATTGCTGAACACGAAGACGAAATCGCTAATATCTATAAGCAACTCAAGATTAATGGTGCAATGGACCCAAATAAGGTTCCATTCCTAGATATGGGTTCAGATTTCCGCCGTGCAATGGTAGCAAGCCAGAACTTTATTGATATGCGTGCAGGTTTTACTGGACCTATGGTTAGATTCCATACAGGATTCTTCTATAAGCGTCCTCGTACTTGGGTAGATTTCACAGATAACTCAGCAGTTCAGACAGTTGATAACCAACTTAGCCGTGTTCGTGGCTTATCTGAGATGCAGCAAAAGGTATATCAATCTCGCATTGATGATTTGAATGTTAAGTTAACAAATGCTGTAGACGAAACAGCAAAGGCTGATATTCGTAAAGAGATTGAACGCACTAATGCGTATATGGCTAAGGCTACATTTACCGTAGAACGCCGTAATAAATTATTTCAGAAGTTTGTTGAAGCACAATCTCCTGAAGAGCGTGCTATGGTTCACGACTTAATTGAGGCTGAAATCTTTTCAACCGTAGGTCGTCAGTTTGGATATTCAAATGCTGAAATCCAAGAAGCATATTCATTCTTTACCACAAAGCGTCAGCGTTATACAAACTTAATCAAGGAACGCGCATACACTGGAGCAACTGACCCTATAACTGGAGCACCTGTTGGTGCTAAGTTACGTCCAATTGTAGATGAAGATGGATTAAACCACGTCTTCCCACTACCAATTAATGAAACACAGTTGTTAAAGCAAAAGCCTGTACTTGATATTGATACTATGTATAAGGTTTTGAAGCGTTATCACCGAGCAGATATGCTTGAAGACTTTAATGGTTTGGCATATAACACATATCGTGGTTATCGTGCAGTAGCACAGGGAACCAATATGATGATTGATGCCCTAGATGACTTCCTAAAGTTCCAAGTTCTTGCACGTTTAGGCTATCCAATACGTAACGTAACCGAAGGAAACCTACGTGTTATGTCTGTATCAGGTGCAATGATTCTACTTGCTGCTGCTGGCTCTGCTTCTAAGCGTGCTGGCAAAGGTTTACTAGGTAAAGTAACTGGTAAGAACGCAGTTCGTGATGCACTAGAAGATGCAGAACGTGTACGTCTTGAGGCTATGCGCCTACAACTTGCTGTTGAACGTGAACTTGCTGAGGCTCCCGACGAGGTTGATGCCAGAATTGCTGAGATTGATGCAATCCTAGAGGGCAAGAAGATACCTACAGATGAATTTGGTGTAGGTGAGATTGAAATGTTCGGTCTTAAACTGCAAGATGCTAAGGGTTTAACTGCAGAACAGGCTGCTTTCTATAACGAAAAGTATGTTGCTAACGCATCTCGTGCAGTTGATGCTAACTTTAATGCTTTACGCAATACATTAACCCACGTTACACAGATGACTGGTGACTGGGTTAAGATACCTGGTACAGATGCTAACTGGGAACAGGCTTATTTGCGTGTAGTTAACCAGCAAATTCGTGGTTCTAAGATTGCTTCTCAGTATCTAGATGGCAAATCAGTAGAAACAGTAATTGATTACTTAACTAAAGACCCTACTGGTCGTGAGATTGCTAAGAAGATTAGCCGTACTACAGGTAAAAATGCCCGTGAAATTGCAGAAGAAAACTATGAGAATGTCCGTCACTTATTCCCAGAATGGGCTGTTGGCTTAAAGGATAAGGCAGCAAAGGGCAGACTTAGTGCAGATGATATTAAGAGTTACTTCTCAGACACTAATCGTCGTCCAGAAGTAAATGGAACTCAGATTGCTGCAGCAACTGAACGTAATCCAATTGCAGCAATTCCATCATATATTGCTGATAAGTTCTATAAGTATGCTGGTGAAGTTCCAGAAAGCACACTAGTTCGTTCTCCATTATATGTTGAATTATATCGTCGCCGTCTGGCAGCATTAGTCTCACGTGCAATTGAAACAACTAAGGGTGATACTGTAGACCCACGTTATCTACGTTCAATAGAGAGCAAGGCTCGTCAGTGGGCTAGGTCAGAAATGCGTAGAACTGTATATGACGTATCTGAGAAGACAGATGCCGCATATCAGATGAAGTATATATTCCCATTCTTCGGTGCGTTCTCAGATGTTCTTGAGAAGTGGAGCCGTATTGTGGTTAATGACCCATCAACTCTACGTCGTCTTAATATTGTTTATGAAGCGCCAGACCGTGCAGGTATGGTTGAAGAACGTGATGGTATTACTTACATTAACTTACCTGGTGAATGGACTAAGCGTCTAGGTATTGATAGAACTGTATCTATTCCAAAGCCAAGCCTTAACCTGTTATTCCAGGGTGGTGCTTGGTGGAATCCTGGTGCTGGTTGGTTCGTACAATTTGCTGCTTCTCAGTTACTACGTAAATTCCCTGAGCAAGAGAAGAATAAGATATTCACAGAGATTCTTCCTTATGGTGCAACTGACCGTAAGGCGATAGATTTAGTTCTTCAGTCTTCAGCGGCACGTAAAGCGTGGGCTGCTATGAATGAATCAGACCCTATGCGTGCAAGATTAACTGCGCTTATTGCAGCAGAAGAATCTACTCGCTTTGATTTAGGCGAGAGAGCAACTGCTCCAACTAAAGCAGAAATCAACGAGAAGGCTATTCGTATCCTTATGCTTGGTGTGGTTACTAGTGCAACAATGCCAGCAGCGGTTTCATATCGCTCACCATATCAGTTGTATATTGATGAATACCACCGCTTACGTGAAGAGAATCCTGATACAGCAGCAGAACAATTCTATGCTAAGTACGGTGATGATTACTACGATTTAACAGTAAGTCTATCTAAGAACAATACTGGTATTGCTGCAACTCT